ATTATATTATTATAGCGCCTTATTTAAAAGATCAGGGCAGCAAAAATAAAGCATGGTCTGAAGAAAATTATATAAAACTTATTCAGAAACTTGATATGCCTGTTTATCAACTTGTCGCGTCTAATTCTGATAGGGTTATTGAGGGCGCTAAATCATACTACACTCCACATTTTAGGCTTGCTGCAAGTGTCATATCTGGTGCGCGGCTTGTAATAACAAATGAGGGCGGCACTCATCACATGGCTGCGTCTATGGGTAAAAAAGCCGTTGTTTTTTTTGGCTCGTTTATACCGCCAAGCGTTACAGGGTATGACTTTCACGAAAACATTGGAATTGATACAGATCAAGGATATTGCGGCGAATGGGAATATTGTGAACATTGCGCCAAAGCAAAAAAGCAAATTACTGTTGAATATTTTAAACAAAGAGTCGAAAGGGCTTTACAATGAAATATAAAATGTTTGTAGGTTACGATTGCAGGATGCCAGTTCCATTCATGGTTGCGAACAGAAGCCTTTTACTGGCCATTAAAAAGCCATATTTGCTTGATTTAAATATGCTGCACCTTCCGACATTACAGGCAATAGGTTTTTATAATAGGCCGACAAAAAGGCTAAAGAATGGTGGTTTGTGGGATGTTATTTCTGACGCGCCGATGTCAACAGAGTTTGCAATTACTCGTTTTCTTGTTCCAGTTTTATCAGGTTTTTCTGGTTGGTCTGGTTTTTGTGATAGTGACTTTTTGTTTTTTTCTGATATTGGGAAGGTTTTTGAAAAACTTGATCCAAAATATGCTGTTTATTGCGTAAAGCATAAATACAGCCCACCTACAGGAACAAAAATGGATGGGCAAACGCAGACTGTTTATGAGCGAAAGAACTGGTCAAGCTTTATGATTTTTAACTGTAAACATCCAGCAAATAAGTATTTGACCGTTGAAAATGTAAACAAAGACACAGGGCGCGATTTACACCGCTTTCATTGGTTGAAAGATGAAGAAATCGGCGCACTTGACGAAAGCTGGAACTGGCTCGAAGGTCATAGCAGTAGCGAAATTATTCCGGATGCTGTACACTTTACCAGAGGCACACCAGATATGGAAGGATATGAAAATGTTCCGTATGCTGATAATTACAGGGCTATTTTAGAGGAATTGCCGTTATGCAGATAGGAAAGCTTGATCAGTGGGTTACGATAGCACAACCAAGCGTCACAAATAGCTTTGGAAGCGTTACAGAAAGCTATTCCACGGTGGCAACAGTTCGCGCTAGGGTTATATCTGAAAAAGGCACAGAAGCTTTTGAAAGTGCTAGAGTAAATGCCCGTGAAAAAATCAGGGTTCAAATGCGTTATCGCTCAGATATCACAAACAAATGGCGTTTAACTTGGATGGGGCAAAACTATAATATTCTTGTTACTGACAGAAGCTTAAAACGTGACGGTGAAATCTGGGTGACGGCTGAACTTGTAGGCGCTTTGTAATGGAAGTTGAATTTAAAAACTTTAAAGAAATGGACAATTTTTTAGGAACTTTGTCAAAGCGTCTGGAAAATAAGTTTTTGCAAGCTATGGTAAACGACGCCATGAGAAAAGCTGCCTTGCCAGTTATGAAAGCAAGAGCGCCAAGGCATAAAGAAGAACAGAGTAAATGGTCAAAATATTATGGCTCTATCGTTAAGAATTTAAAGGTTAGCAAAACAGGCGCTAAAAAGGGCGGCAAGGGCGCTAAAATAGACACTGGAATGGCTTTCTGGGCGTATTTCTTTGAAAGGGGTACAAGATACAGGCCAGCAAAACCTTGGTTTAATGATGCTTTTATAAGCGCAAAAGATTCCATTATAGCTCATTTAATACCTTCACTTAAAACAGCCATTGAACGTGAGGCAAAAAGAAAATGAAGATCGTTGAATATGCAATCTTTGAATTACTTGACGGCCTAGCTAGTGGGCGAATTTACGCATTAAGAGCGCCTCAAAACGTCACAGCACCTTTTGTTGTTTTCCAGCGTGTCGGTGGTGAGCGTTGGCGTTCTATAAATGATCCTTCAGGAATAGCGCAAGTCACTATTCAGATTGATTGTTATGCAAGCGATTATTTCACCATGAAAACACTTTCTAATGACGTTGAAAATATACTAGACGGCTATGCAAATACCGTCTATTATGGCTCTAGTAGTCCGCAGGATAGCGTGAGGATTGCTGGTTGCTCTTTACAGGGCGAAACAGAAATTCTTGACCAAAGTGATGAGCCGTTCCTGTATCGTAATACTATGAATTTTTTGGTAACTTTTGAACAATAGGGGTTTAAATGGCTAACGCAATCGAAACACAAGGCTTCACACTCGGTATTTCCGCAACGGGTACAAGCCCAATTACTTACACAAACATTGGCGAAATCACCAATTTCTCTGGTTTTGATGGCGCTGCTACTGAAATTGACGTAACGCACCTTGCATCGACAGCAAAAGAGTTTTTGATGGGTAATCCAGATTGGGGTCAATTTTCTATTGATGTTAACTATCTTCCTGCTGATTCAGGTCAAGATTTGCTCAGAACAGCAAAAGGCAACCGTGATTTGCACTATTTTAAAGCAACTTTTTCTGATAACTCATACGCTACATTCACAGGCTATGTTCTTTCTGCTGGTGTTTCTGGCGGTGTAGACGCGAAGGTTGATGGCAATTTTGTTATTAGAATTTCTGGTGACGTTACCTTCTCATCATAATGAATCCGTATAAAGGCGAAGTAAAACTTGAAATATATGGCGAGGCGTTCACAGTCGTTTATGACTGGAACGCTCTTGCTATTATTAAGCAAAAATATGAGCTTAATATCTTTGATGAGTTATTTCAAAAGCTATCGCCTGACGTTTTGGCTGATGTCTTGTCTGCTGGTCTTATAAAGCATCACCCACAAATGACGCCTGAAGCTGTTTTCGTACTGTCACCGCCGATTATTCTATGTATTGAGGCGATAAATAAGGCTGTTTCTTATGCGTTTTTTGCAAAAGAAGCACCGCCAAAGGCAGAAAACAAAGAGCCGTCAGACGCTAAAAAAAAGACATTATTTCAGAAGCTTTTCAGTTAGCTTTTCAAATAGGTTTATCAATAAATGAGTTTTGGACTTTAACGCCTTGGCAGTTTAATAAGGCTGTTGACGGCTTTTCCAAAAGAACCGAGTCTGAGCACGATAGTAAGGCTTGGATAATGTGGCACGGTGCTATGTTGCAAAGGTGTCAAAAACTTCCACCGCTTCAGGACTTCCTGTCAAGTAAAAAACCAGTGAAAGGCATTGATGAGCGTGCTATAATGGCACGACTAAAGGCTTATCAGAAAGGGCGTGAGAGTGTCGGGAATTAATTTTGTCAAACTGGTAGCTAAACTGTTCGCGGATACGAGCGAATTTGAAAAAGGCTTAAAGTCAGCCACACGCAAATCAAGAGAATTTAGACAAGACGTTGTTAAGGTATTTTCAACGGCTGCAAAATACGTTGCTGGATTAGGCACGGCGTTTGCTTTTCTTGTTGGCAAGCAATCAATCGCTGGTGATGAGATTGGGAAAATATCGCAGAAATTTGGGGTTTCTGCTGAGGCTTTATCAACGCTTGATCATGCCGCTAATCTTGCTGGTGTAAGTACTGAAGAACTAGCAAAATCATTTAAGTTTATGAACTCGGCCTTGGTTGATGCGGCTGGTGGAAGCAAAGAACAAATCGCCGCTTTTGCCACGCTTGGTCTTTCATTCAAAGAACTTTCACAACTAAGCCCTGAAGATGCTTTTATTAAGATTGGTGACGCTATTGCTGGAATTGAAAGCCCTGCATTAAAGAGCGCACTGGCGACAAAGATATTTGGCAAGGCCGGCGCTGATTTAATACCACTGTTTAATTTGGGGGCTGAAAAACTAAAGCTGGCTAAAGAAGAAGCTGAACGATTTGGATTATCAATCAATAACGTTGATGCATCAAACCTTGAAGCCATGAATGATTCTATCAGCAAAATTGGTTCTGCTGCTTCAGGTGTTGCAAGGCAGTTTGCTATCGGTCTTTCACCTTCCATTGCTGGTATAGTCGAAAACTTGCTTTCTGGCGTTGATGTAGCTGATTCCTTTAGAAAAGCTGGTGAATTTATCGGCAAAGTTTTTACAACGGCTTTTGATGCTATAAAATTAGGCCAAGATAGAGTAATTATTGGTTTTAAAGATGCTGAAATTGCAGCGCGTGATTTTATCATGGCTACAAAAGAAAAGCTTGGTTTTGAAACTGAAGAAGAAATGCAAAAAAGAAATAGTGTTATGATTGAGCGTAATAAAATCGCTCAGGAATATAACGCTATAAAAAAACAAGAAATAGGCTTTACAGCTTCAGCAAATAACATTGAAAAATCTTCACAAATTTCAGCTAAAAAACAAAAACCAATAGGCGACATTTCTGAAATTCTTGACGCTGCAAAGAAAACTTCAGAAGCTATGGACGAATACAAAAAGAAGCTTAAAGACGCTCAAGAAGAACAGCAAAAATGGAATGATGCAACGGCTGATAGTTTTATAGGAATTAAAGACGCCATGTTACAGGGCGGCAAAGCGGCTGATGTATTTAGAAACATAGCTATGAGAGCATTAAATGACATTGCAAACAGTGTTATTAAAGCTTCTTTTAACGCCACAAACGCAGGCGGCGGCGGCTTATTTGGCGGCATAGGTTCGTCAATATCTGGCTTTTTTGGTAAGGGCATTGGCTCATTATTTTCTAGTTTCCTGCCAAGTTTTGACGTTGGTTCAGACTACGTTCCAAAGGATATGACGGCAAATATTCACAAGGGCGAAATGATTATTCCAGCGCGTGAAGCTGCACAAATTAGATCAGGTGGAATGTCCAATGGCGCAACCGTTATTCAAAATATAACAATCGGCTCTGGTGTTTCGGCTGCCGTTCGACAAGAGGTTGCTAAAATGTTACCTGATTTGAAAAAAGCCGCCATTGATGGCGTTAAAGATGCGCGCATGAGGGGGAATAATATTTAATGGCAACATTTCCTTTAACATTTCCAGCGTTAACTCCACAAACAGCAAGCTTCAGAATTGTTCGCGCCACGTCAAGCAGCGTGTCGCCATTCACGTTTAGACAACAGGTTTATAAATTTGGTGGCGAGCGTTGGGAAGGTAACGTGGATTTTCCACCGTTGACACAAGATCAAGCGGCTGAATTGCAAGCTATGTTTCTTGAACTTGAGGGGCAGTATGGTACGTTTTTATATGGCGATCCTAATTATTTAGCACAAGGTGCGCGTGGTCTTGCTACAGGCTCACCGTTAGTCAAGGGCGCAGGTCAAACTGGCAATACACTGGTGGTTGATGGGTTATCACCTAACTTGACTGGTTGGCTTAAAAAAGGTGATTATATACAACTTGGCACGAGTACAAGCGCACGTTTACATCAAAGCTCTGTTGACGTTAATACAAACGGATCAGGGGAAGCGACCATAACGCTTTATCCTGCTATGAGATCAAGCCCTGCCGACAATGCGGCGGTTGTTGTTAATGGTGCGCGTGGTTGTTTTAGGCTTGCTGATAATGCGGCTGAATGGCGCGTGTCTGAGGGTAATTTATATTCAGTTTCTTTTGGATTTGTAGAGGCAATCATTGAGTAGAGATTTAACCAGTGGTGTTGTGACAGAGGTAGAAAGCGAACAGCTTTCTCCTATTTTGTTATTAAAAGCAGAATTTGACGGCGGTGATTTACGCCTTTGGTCTGGTGTCGGCGACATTATTTATAACAGCGAAACTTACACGGGCGCAGGTAATCTTTTGGGCATATCAAATATCAGTGAAACAACTGACATTGAAGCTCGTGGGGCTGTTTTTGCTTTAACCGGAATTGATAGCAGTATCATTTCAACAGCTTTAAGCGAAAACTATCAAGGGCGACCTATTTCCTGCTGGATGGGCTTTCTTGGCAATTCACCTGCTATTGTTGCTGATCCTGTTTTGCTGTTTAAAGGGCGCATGGATGTCCTTCAGATTGATGAGTCTGGCGCAACAGCTACGCTTTCAATGCAGGTTGAAAATAAGCTTATTGATTTAAAGCGTTCAAAGGTGCGCCGCTATACAAGCGAGGATCAAAAGCAAGAATATCCGAGTGACTTGGGGCTTGATTTTGTGCCAAGCTTGCAAGACATGGAACTGATCTGGGGTAAATGATGCGCGTTCAAGGTTGGGAAAAACGTCTGGCTGATTATTTTGATCTGCAAAAAGATCGACCATTTGAATGGGGCAAAAACGATTGCATTTTGTTTTCTGCTCATGCTGTTGCCTTGATACTTGATAGGGATATTGAGGGCGAGATATTAGGATATGGTGAATATGATAGAGATCGTGCTTTAGAGATACTTAAAAAGCATGGCGGCACTATTGAAGGCATACTTGACAATCATTTTAAAAGAAAAAGAAACGCGCTGTTGGCAAAGCGCGGTGATATAGCAACCGTTCTTGACGATGATTTGGAAGCCACAGGCATTGTTTACGGTAAGCACGTTGTTTGCAAAACAAAATCAGGTTTAAAGTTTATTTCTATTAACAAGATTAAAACTGTCTGGGAGATTGAATAATGCCAGCAGTAGCGGCAGCAGTAGCGTTTCAAGTTACATTAGCAGGCGGCGTTGGTGCTATTATTTCTGGCGCTTTAACTTCCCTTGCGTCTAGCCTTATCTTGTCAGGTTTACAAAGGCTTATCGCGCCAAAGCCGCCAAAACCTCGCGGCGGTTCATCTGCTATTCAAAATTCAGGAATTACACAACAGGTCAAACAGCCTATCATGGTTCGCAAGCCTGTTTACGGTGAAATGCGTAGATCAGGTGGCTTGCTGTTTTTAGCTGTTTCTAATAACAATAAATATCTTCACATGATTGTTGAGGTCGCGCCTCATGAAGTAGATGAAATTGGCGAAATCTGGCTGAATGATTATTCAATAGCGCCAGATCATCTTGATGGTGACGGAAATGTGACCACAGGACGCTATAGTGGACTTGTACGCATTAGAAAATATTTAGGAACGTCAACACAAACATCTGATAGTTTCTTAATGGCTGAAGTTTCTGACTGGACGACAAATCACAGATTGCGCGGAATTGCTTATTTATACGTTCGTATGCAATGGGATCAAGACAAATTTCCTACAGGTATTCCAAACGTGTCGGCTTGGATAAAAGGTAAAAAGTTATACGATCCACGTACAACGTCAACCGTTTATTCAAACAACCCTGCTTTAATGGCCTATGATTATCTGAATGATGATGCTTTCGGCCTTGGTGAAGAAACGGCCTTTATTGATGAAACATATACAATAGCAGCCGCAAATGAATGTGATGAATTTGTAACAACCACAAGTTATGCCACAACGGTTTCAAGCGTAGCTGATAGCACCGATATTATTACTCTGTTAGGTGACAGACTGTATTTCCAGCGTGGTGATAGGGTACAGGTAACCACAACCGGATCATTACCAGCAGGTATATCAGCCGTAACAAATTATTACGTTATTCCATATCAAAGAAAAGATACTGTCAGAATTAAGCTTGCATCATCCTATGCTAACGCCCTTGCTGGCACTGCTATCAACATCACTTCAACAGGCTCTGGCACTCATACTATCACTAAAAACGCCGAGCCACGTTATTCAGGCGCTATTGTTATAGACTCTGAGCAAGATATTGGCGAAAACTTGAAAGATATTATTTCGGGCATGATCGGAACAATGACATATTCTGGCGGTGTTTATAAAATGCTGGCTGGTTCGTATCAAACGCCAAGCGTTTATTTTAATGAGGGAAACATAGTTTCGCCTGTATCTTTGCAAACCAAGCTTTCAAAGCGCGAGCGTTTCAATACCGTGCGCGGTGTTTATGTGTCACCAATAAATGACGGTGAGCCGTCAGATTATCCTCAGATAAGCAACTCAACATATGTGACTGAAGATGGCGAAGTTATAGTTAAGCAGCTAGATATGCCTGTTATACAAAGGCCGCACACAGCACAAAGGATTGCAAAAATCGCACTTGAATTATCACGCCAAGAATTAACTTGGTCAGCAGATTTTGACTTATCAGCCTTGCAAGTTATCGCTGGTGATAATGCTTATTTTACCTTTGAAAAGTTTGGTTGGACAGATAAAGCTTTCCAAATACAAGACTGGAATTTTGATATTCGCGAAGATAACGGCGTTGCTCGGCCTGTTATTAAAATGACAATGCGTGAAATTGCAAGCGCAAACTATGACTGGAACAACGGCGAAGAAACAAGCGTTGATCCTGCGCCTAATACAAGCTTGCCTGATCCGTTCACAGTTGATGCCGTCACTGGCCTTGCTGTTTCATCTGAACAGGTCGCAACGCAGCAATCTGACAGCATCTTTAAAATATTATTACAATGGAACGTATCTGATAATGAGTTTGTGGCAAACGGCGGTTTCTATGAAATCCAATACAAACTTTCATCTGAGGCAACCTATAGGCCAACTTATGTGGTTTCTGGTGGCTTTAACTTTGCAGAGGTTACCGTTGCCGCCCAACTGAATACAGAGTATGATATTAGGGTTAGGGCTGTTAATAACATGGGTGTCAGATCAGCCTATACAACGATTTTAAACTACCTTGTCGGCACGTCCGGTGGGGTAGGAACTACGGAAGATTGGGGCGAGTGGGTTTCTAGCCCGACAAGCTCAGAAGATTGGGGCGAGTGGGTTTCTAGCCCTTCAACAACTGATGATTGGGGTTTTTACACATGACGGCTAAACAGGTACAAATCAGACGCGATAGTGCAACTAATCTTAATGCGGCAGTACCAGCAAGCGGTGAGATTGGTTATGATACGACAAACAAAAGGCTTCGAGTTGGTGACGGTTCGACATCTGGTGGTATTATCCTGCCAAATAGCACTGACGTTCAAAACCAAACCTTTTTATACGCTTCAGCAGGCGGCACGGCTGATGCCCTAACATTAACCGTTAGCCCTGTACCGTCAGCTTATGTCACTGGTCAACGCTTTTCCTTCAAGGCCACTGCGACCAATACAACCACAACGCCAACTATTAACGTAAACAGCCTTGGTGCAAAGACCTTCAGAAAAAAGTCATCTTCAGGCGCTTCAACTTTGGCGGTTGGTGATATTCAAAACGGCGTGATTTATTCCTGCATTTATGACGGTACATATATGCAGTTAGAGGCGGTTGATATTTCCACAAACGTCACTGGTGGATTAACTCAAATTGCAACGTCAACTCCAACAGGCGTGGCAACCGTTGAATTTAATAATATACCTCAAACTTATAGGGGTTTAATTTTAACATGGACAGGAATATCTTGCGCCACCAACACAAGAGCATTGCAGGTTCAAGCAGATACAAACGCAACATTCTCAGTTTCTGGAATAAATGTTAATGCTCACCAAATAAGAGGAACAACGGTTTCTGACGTTAGTAGTACTGAATTATTCACAGCCACTACACAAACTTCTGCACAAACTTCTGACGGCGTTATTGTGATTCATGGATATCAAAATGGCGCTGGCGCTTTTTATAATGGCTGGTCAAACGATGGGAATGGTACTGGCTATCAAACATTTAATGGCACTTTTGTTTCTACCAAGACAATTATTACGAGTGCAATTCAGTCTTTGAAGCTTCTTTGGAACGGTTCTGGCAACTTTGACGCTGGAACTATCACGCTTTACGGTATTAACTAATGATAGGTCAAGGTATATTCACACACGCCATTTTAACTATAAGGCGTATTCTGGGTGAAAATATCTTTAAAAAGGTATGTATAAACGGAGTAATACGACAAACAATCACTCTTAACAAAATAATAAAAAAACAAATATTAATGTCAGGCAAAATTGTAAATTATTATTCGTTTCAAAGTAAAATATCGAAAAATATTCCCGTTTCTGGTAAGATCAAAAAAGAATTAACTTTCACTGCACGACTGCAAAGGGATTGTTAACATGGCTGAAAATGTTCTTGTTGAAGAAAATGACGTTATTTTGATCTACACTGTCGTTGATCAAGATAATGCAGCCGTTGATTTAACTGGCGCTACGATTAATTGGTCAATTCGTCAAAGCCTTGATCATACACCAGCTATCGAAAAATCAACTACAAGCGGTATTTCTATAACTAGTGCTTCTGGGGGTGTTTTCCAAGTTACAATAAATTCAGCTGATACAACAGATTTGGCTGTTGCGAATGAAGTAACGTCTTATTATATGGAAGCCGTTATAACAGATTCATCTAATAAAATTTATACTATCACAACTGACGATTTTGAGCCTGATACTTTAAAAATACGCCCTATTTATACAGAGGTTTAATGTGGCTTATACAAGCAACATTGTTTATCAAATCAGTACGACAACGGGGACGGGAAATTTTTCGTTAACGTCTCTGACTGGGTATATTCCATTTTCAACAGCATTTTCAACAAGTACAAGCTCAAATAGATTTTATTATTGTATACGCCACATAACCGCAAATGAATACGAAATTGGAGAGGGTTATTTATCTGGTGGCGCTTTAGTTAGACATACTGTTCTTAAATCTTCAAATTCTGATAATCTTGTTAATTTTAGCACTGGTACAAAAGAAGTTGTTAACGATATTCCAGCAAGCTTACAGGAACAACTTGTTACACTGGCGGCTGATCTAGCTGGCAAGGTGGATGAAAACGCCTCAATCACAGGTGCAACTAAAACTAAAATCACCTATGATGCAAAGGGGCTTGTAACTGCTGGCGCAGACGCCACAACGGCTGATATAGCTGATAGTTCAAATAAAAGATATGTTACAGACGCTCAGCTAACTGTTATCGAAAACACAAGCGGCACGAATACAGGTGATCAAACAAATATAACAGGCAACGCTGGCACAGTTTCAACTATTAACGGTTTAATTTCTGCTGGAACAAATGTAACTATAACTGGTTCTGGCACACAAGCAAGTCCGTACAATATATCTTCAACAGGTGGCGGTAGCGGATCACCTTCTGGATCAGATACATACGTACAATTTAATGACGGCGGTTCTTTTGGCGGTGATGCTGGATTAACCTATAACAAAACAACTGACGCTTTAACAGTAACGGGGCTTGTTCACACACCTATTGTTCAGGCTCATACATCTGCTGGTTTAACTCTTGAAGCGCAGGACGGTTCTGACGTTCTTGTTATTGGATCAGGCGGCGGTGTAAACGCCACAGCTTATGGTGGCTGGAACTTTGATGGCGCGACAGCAAACACAATCGCAAGCTTTGGTGCATCTAAAACATTATCCAGTCTTTCGACTGTAACTTATCCAACACTGACAGAGTTAAGCTATGTCAAGGGTGTGACAAGCGCCATTCAAACGCAATTAAACGCAAAAGCCACATTATCGTTTACCACAATATCAACTCCCGCAGGAACAAGCCCTGTTGCTGATAGCGCAACAGATACCCTGACACTGGCTGACGGTGCTGGTATTTCTATTACAGGTAATTCTGCAAGCGACACAGTTACGATTGCAAGCACCATTACCCAATACACAGACGAGATGGCGCAGGATGCCGTAGGAAACATACTTACAAACACAGCAACTATTGATGCGTCTTACTCTGATGCGGGCCCAAGCATCTCATTTAATTTTAACGGCACTGTCAGAGATA